GGAAAATCTTCGTTTGTTGGGCAAGCGTCCGGTCGTCTCTTTCCAGAGATGCACCCGGATGCTCGCCTATATATGAAGAATTCTTCTGATAAGTTTTGGTCAGGTTATGCAGGTCAGAAAATGATTGGTATTGATGATTTTGGTTGTGCTAAAGGTGAAACTCAAGCTACGATCAATCGAGAGATGTTGGCTCTCATTTCAACCCTTAAAGTTGGAATGAATGTTGCTGATGCTTCTGAGAAAGGAAGAATACATATGTCGTCGGACATGGTTGGTTTGACTACCAATCTTGACCCTACCGCTGAAGTAATTGGATTGACAAATCCGGATGCTTTTAAGCGGCGATTTATTTATGTGAAAGCCTTGTTGGTGCCTGCTTACGGTTTAGCCAGTAATCCCAAATTCTTGGATAGAAGGAAGTTGTTGCGACACCCTGTTGAAGAACAGGCGTGTTTGCCACACCTTCGTTTTGTTCGAGAAACTGTGATTAATGGAAGAATCGTGCATGTATCAGATCAGATGAATTTTGAAGAGATTGTGACTATTTTGAGAGCTGAATTGGCTTTGGCTCATGAGGTTTTTGTGAATATGGTGAAAGCTGCTGCCGCAGTACCAGCTGAGATGAAGCTGGCACCTGATGAGAGATTGAATGAGATTGTGAAAAGAATGCAAACAGAAGCTACGAAAGCGGAGCGCGTTGCTCAGCCCGAAGTTGTTCGGAGGGCTGAGCGCGTGCACCAGGATCGTGTTGTTGATGTGCAGATGGACAGAGATGTTGATTTTAAGGTTGCTGTTGTGGAGCCTGTTGATGTTATCCGACTTGTTTGTGGTTCCGATGCTTGTATTGAGGCTGCGCAGCATGAGGTTTTTGAACCTTATGTTGTGCGGCTTTTGTGCAGTCTCGGAATTATGAAAAGCCCGACACTGTTTTCTGCTTATGTGAATAAGCGGGAATATGTGTTGACGGCTCAAGCTAAGTTGGATAACGTTCGACATGATGGCGTCTTGGACGGAGAGAATTTGAACTTCTTTCCGCTTGAGATGGCTGCTATGCAAGCTATGAGTGTGGATATGTCTGTGGTGATATATTCCGACCCGAAATTAAGAGAAATGCTCCAATTGTGTCTCGAACAGGATTCGAGGGGAGGGGTTATGCCCCCCCCCTTTGGTCCTGGTTGGGAAGAAAAGGAGCGTACTATTTTAAGTTCAGGTCGGGCTATGACAGCATGGAAAGGCTCAGCTACGCGAGCGTTGTTTCGATTATGTTTTTTAGATCGTTCTTGCAGGCCTGTGGCTCTACCAGCCAGTATTAAAGTACTGGGTGCGTGGATCCGCAAGCATAGTGAGGATGAGATGAATGTATTGAATAATGTTCGTGAAGCTGAGGCTGTACTTGTGCGTTTGCAGCGCTATTGTGTGACCCCAAATGATCAGTTTATGAGAACTATTGAAGAATTGAGAGAAAATGATCAACCACTTACGTGGTGGCAGCAATTGCAAGTGTATTTTGTGAAAACAGCAGACCGAATAGCCTACCCGGCTGGACGTCTGATGATGGAACTGTACAATTGTGATTTTACTGTCGCTGCTCATGCTGGTGAATCAATGGCCAATATGTGGCTAAAAGTCATCATGGTTAGGGCCGCCCTGTGGGTGACTTTGATTGGTGGTGTGTTTTTGGTTGGCAAGTTGGCCACTCAGAAGGAAAAAGAGAAAGAAATTGTCGCGCAAACGTTTGCTCCAAAGGAAAAGGAGGGCCGCAACCAGCGGTTCGAATCTGACTTTACGATCAAACGTGAGCGTGGTAATAAGCATAGAGACAATGAGGCTCGTTTTGAGCGGGCTGACATGGACGGTGAAGATCGTCGTGAACGCCAGACTGACAGAGATGCCAGTAGCTGGAATCGAGTTGATGAATATATGGGTCGTGGTCTGCAACCAGCAGATTATGACCGTCCTCAACCTGGTTCCCGTGGAAAAGGAATTGCTCAAAGTAGTGATATGGCAAATGACAAAATTGCTGGTAATATGTTTAAATTGACTTTGGACCTTGGCGGAAACGCTGGGGCTCATCGGATATTTGGACTGGGTGTTACTGGTACTATTGGAATTTTGCCTGCTCACTTCTTTATGATGCGAGGTGTCAATGGAGAAATTGGCATTGTGGACATGGACTGTCCTATGGTGTTTGAACGTGGTGCAATAACTATGCATCTACGCTATGATTTTCGAAAACTTGTGCACATCCAGTGTACAGGTTGTAGTTATGATTTAGTGGGTTACGATTTTGGGACGGCTATTCCTAGCTTTCCCTCGATTGTTTGCCACTTTTCTGACTTCGAAGAGCAGAAGAAACTTGGTTGCTCTGACGTGTACTTTGACAGGTATATGAAAGAGCCCGAGATTCTTCGTGCGACTATGGTACTCTCCAAAGAGTATTATAGTATTGATCATAGCAATGATGTGAAGGAATTGTATGTGAGTAACTTTTGGAGTTACAAACCCATGGTTCACGGTGATTGTGGTTCTGTGTTGTATTGTCCAAAAGCAAAGACAATCCTAGGTTTGCATACTGCTACCGTTTTCGGTGGTGGAGGTGCAGACGTTGGAATGGCTGTGCGTGTGGATAAGAGGATCATACAAGAGATCATTGCAAAATGTTCTCGTGTGATTGTCGCCCAACAAACTTGGCCCTGTGAGTTCTTAGTTGCAACTCCGGAGACAAATATTGGTGACAGTTACGTGATTGGAAAAATCGACAATGTTCCGTTCGCGCCTAGTAAGACTGATTTCCTACCCTTGCCCTACCTGGGTGAGGATTGGTGTCCTGCTGGCGTTTACGGACCTGCTGTTCTCGGCCCTAAACATCCTATTGTTCCTGGGATCAAACGGAGAGGCATTGCTGAGAGAGCTTTTGCAAAGCTCTGTCGCACTGTTAAACCGTTTCCCCAGAAATATGTGGATGAAGCAGCCGAGAATATTGCTGATTTGTTCAATTTGTATGAGCCTTTTCGTCCACCTGTTCGGTTGACAATGTCTGAGGCGATCAATGGAGGGCTGCCAGCTCTTCAAATGATTCCCTTAGACACATCTCCCGGATTTATGTATGACATGGTTCGTCCTCCTGGTTCTGTTGGCAAGAAGTTTTTCTTTTCTCCAGACTACCCCCGTCACATCACCTATCCCCCCCTCGAAAGGGATATAGCTGAAGCGATGGAATGTTTGGAGGCTGGAATTGCCCCTTGCTGGATTGCTAATTACAATTTGAAGGATGAGTTAAGACCCTGGGCTCGTGTCTTGAGTGCCTCAACCAGAGGCATTCTTGCATCCCCAGTGTCTGAAACTATTGTTTTTCGGATTTTGTTTGGCGATTTTGTGAATTTTGTTCATTCGCACTATATTGATTTGGAGTGTTGTATTGGTATTAATGTTTTTAGTGATCATTGGCAATACCTTGTGCAGAAACATTTACGTGTTTCGAACCGAGGTTTTGCCACTGATTACACAGGACATGAGACCAACTCAACTCCCCAGATGATGGATGCTTTTGTGCATGTTGCAAATTTATTCTACTCTCGGAATCCGACAAATTCTGAGAAAGATAATAATATGCGACGTGTGCTTATGTATTCGTTGTCTTTTCACAAAGTGCGGCTGGAGCGTTTGATTTATGCTTTGGTTGGCCACAATATGTCTGGAGGTTTCTTAACAGGAGTCCTCAATTCATTTGTGGTTATGATGCATTGGCGCATCTCTTTCATCGGATTGGCTGAGGAAAATGATCAGAGATTTGCAAGTGCCAGTTTGTTCAGGCAGTTCGTTTCTTTGGTTGTTTATGGTGATGACAATGCTTCTGCAGTGTCTGGCCGTATTCCTTGGTTTAATCCCTTGAATGTTGCGAATTATCTCAGTCATTATGGGATAGTTCTTACTTCCGCTGACAAGGGCGACCTTTCGTCAGAGTATCAGGATGTCTTGCAACTTGAGTTTTTAAAATGTACCACTCTTGTGGATAAGCGTGAGCCTATCCCTGGTATAATTTATTATCCTAAAGTTGATCCTGACTCTCTAGCGAAATCTTGTTCTTGGTGGGGCTCAACCCTCACCAAAGAACAAGCCACTTTTGTTATTGGAAATGACACATTGTGCCGTGCCTGGTCTTCAGGCGCCGATGTGTTCAACATGTGGCGAGATCGTATCAAAGCTGTGTGGAAAAAAGAAGGTATTTTAGAGACGCCAATCTCTTACGCTGCCGTTGCAAAACGGTGGCTACGTAATGAGATGCCTATCTGGAGTTTTGCTGAGAGCTTTGTTGCTAACAGTGACGCCAGTGGGCCGCTTGATTCTATTTACCAACCTCGGATTGGAAAACGTATTGAGGCTCAAATGGAGGCCACTTCTGCTGTCGAAACACCAGCACCAGTTTCAACAACTGCTGCTGCGTCAGAGACCAAAGTGGACACCACCCCGCCCCCTTACAATGTGCGCGATGAGGTCAATGTGATTGATTTGCTCAAACGCTTCCATCCAGTTTGTTATCATGACAATGCTGCTGGGAGCGATAGAGCTTTTCCTCTTGCTGCGATCTTTACTCGCATACAAAGTCCGAATTTTCCGCCTGCGTTATTTCATTATTTCGCTCGCATGTATAGGCGATTTATTGGGAATATTCGCTTTAAAGTTCTTACCTCTGAATCTGGTGCTTTCTTCTACAGTGCTAGTTTCTCTTCTTCCCCGGTTGTGCAAAAACGTGTTTTGTTCCGTGATACTCCTACGTCAATGGAGCCAGGACCTATGGCTGTTCAAAAAGGACTGCTTGAAATCCAAACCCCG